CAAAGCTGTCGCACAGGCAAAAGAGTTTCAACGAAGAGAACTACAAGCACTGCAGTATGTAAAAGAGCTGCAGGAGCAGAACAAAAACCTTTCAGGTCAATTACTTAGTTCTCAACAATCATCATCTCAAGAGAATATGCGCCTTCAAGAGGGGTACAGAGATGAGTTTGAAACTAGAGTAGAAACTCAAGCGCAAGCTGCAAAGAATGCTTACAAGACTGCGTATGAGTCTGGTGACCCAGATAGAATGGCAGATGCCCAACAGCTTATTGCACAAGCAGAAGCTGATCGAGCAGCACTAAACAAGTACAAGCAGGATTACGAGGACTACAAAGTCAAATACCAGGAGTGGCTAGAAGAACAACAAGCCAGCCAGGAACAAAGCTTTGAAGAGCTTCAACGTGAGCAAGGTCTTACTAATCCTGTTTACGGACAACCACAGAATCAACCTGTCTATCAAGAGCCTTCTGAAAAAGCTCAAGAGTGGGCAGAGAAAAATGAATGGTTTGGAACTGACCAAGCAATGACAGATCAGGTTATGGCAATTCATAAACGATTAGCCGCAACGCAGATTGACTTGGAATCAGACAAATACTATTCTGAAATTGACAGGCAGATGAGGGAAGCTTTTCCTCATAAGTTTGATATCGCGGGGGATGAAACTACCGTCCAAAAAGTAGTCTCCGGATCGCGCACAACTGGAACTGGACGCAATCAAAATAATCGTAGGATTGAGTTGAGTCCTAGCGAACAGCAACTTGCTAAAAAGCTAGGAGTACCATTCAAGGAATACGCAAAACAAAAAATGAGGTTACAGAGATCATGAGCGAAGGAACAAAGACAGGATCTAATAGAACTCCCAGAAATGCTTCTTCACGGTCCAATGAGGCTGCAAGAAAACCATGGACTCCACCTCAAGTTCTGGAAACGCCTCCTGCCCCTCCTGGTATGAAATACAGGTGGATCAGGACGCATATTCGAGGAGAGGATGATAAGACCAACGTGCATATGAGGCTTAGAGAGGGCTTTGAACCTGTTAAGCCTTCTGAGGTACAAGGCTATGACTTACCAACTATTGATGATGGTAAGCATGCTGGAACTGTCGGTGTTGGTGGACTTATTCTCTGCAAGATACCAGAAGAAACAGCAGATGAGCGTAATGCTCATTTTGAGCAGCAAACCGAAAATCAAATGAGAGCAGTTGATAACGATTTGATGCGAGAGGAGAATCCTGCGATGCCCATGACGAGAGAAAGGAAAACGCAGGTTTCGTTTGGAAAAGGTAGAACTTAATCTTTTTGATTGTGTTTAATTTTAGGAGGCAACGCGATGGCTAATAATGATGCCGCATTTGGCATGCGTCCATCCAGAATGATAGGCGGTGGAGTCTATACTGGTGGGCAGAGCCGATATCGAATCGCCGCAAACTATGGCACAAGTATCTTCCAGGGCGACATGGTTGCCCAGGTAACCGGAGGCGGTATTGAAGTACACGCTGACGGTGGAACTGTGCCTATTGTGGGCGTTTTCAATGGATGCCAGTACACTGACCCTACTACTAGTGAGCAGGTGTTCAGCAACTTTTATCCAGCAAGCACAAACGCTTCTGACATCATTGCATTTATCATTGATGATCCGAATGTTGTGTTTGAAATTCAAGCAGACGATACGTTCCCAGTGGCCGACTTGTTCGGCAACTTCGATATCGTTTATACCTCTGCTGGAAGCACCATAACTGGTATTTCTGGAGCGGAACTTGATGTCGCAACTGGGGCAACTGGTACGAGTTTGCCGCTGAAAGCAATTGATATCTCAGGTGATCCTGAGAACTCAGATGTTGCTTCGGCAAATACCAACGTATTAGTTGTTATTCAAAACCATATATTTGGCGTTAAAGGCGCTGGATTAGCTTAGGAGGATAACTAATGGCTATTTCAAGAGCACAGTTAGCCAAAGAGCTAGAGCCAGGACTCAACGCTTTATTTGGCATGGAGTATGCGCGTTACGAAAACCAGCATGCTGAAATTTTCGAGACTGAGGCTTCAGACAGAGCGTTTGAGGAAGAAGTTTTGATAGTTGGTTTTGGCAATGCCGAAACTAAATCGGAAGGTCAATCTGTTAACTACGACAGTGCAAGTGAAGGTTTCACAGCGCGTTATACGCATGAAACAATCGCTCTAGGCTTCGCGTTAACGGAAGAAGCGGTAGAAGATAATCTCTATGACCGCCTTGGCGCACGTTATACAAAGGCTTTGGCCAGAAGTATGGCGCACACCAAGCAAGTTAAAGCTGCTAACGTATTGAACAATGCGTTTAGCTCTAGCTTTACGGGTGGTGACGGAGTGTCTTTGATCAACACCAGCCATCCACTAGCTGGTGGTGGCACGCTTGCTAATCGTCAAACGACGATGGCTGACCTTAACGAGACATCTCTAGAAAATGCTTTGATCAGCATCAGCACTTTTGTTGACGATCGAAACATGATCTTGGCTCTTCAGGGAACCAAGTTGATTGTTCCTCCTCAACTTCAGTTTGTCGCTGACAGGCTTCTAGAAACTCCTGGGCGAGTCGGAACTTCTGACAACGACCTCAATGCAATCAGGAACATGGGTCTGCTGCCGCAAGGTTATGCAGTCAACCATTTCTTGACTGACACTGATGCGTTCTTCCTTCTGACTGACTGCCCTGATGGGTTTAAGCATTTTGAGAGAACTCCGATTTCAACTTCTATGGAAGGAGATTTCGACACAGGTAATGTGAGATACAAGGCTCGTGAGCGTTACAGCTTCGGCTTCAGTAACCCACGCTGCGTGTTCGGTTCTCAAGGAGCGTAATGTTCCACATGGAACATTGATGAAAAGGGGCATTTGTTGCCCCTTTTCTTTTTTTACTGTATAAAACTTATATCCCTGACAGGCGCATACCGTGCCTGACACTAGCCAAGACAGGAGACATATATGGCTACTTCTACTTTTACCGGACCCCTTCGTTCGGAATCCACTTTAAAAACCATCAGCAAGAGCGCAACCACAGGAACTATCACTGAAATTGTTACGCTTGGTGATGGACCAGTCAGTCTTTCTGATGGAGATGTGACACTAACTAATGCAACGCATAGTGGTAGAGTTTTGCTTGTTCCAGATGGTGGTCAGGACAACACTTACACACTACCAGCACCGATTGCTGGATCTGTGTTCAGGTTTGTTTATGCAGGTGGAGCAGCAGACGCTACTGATGCGCTTGTCGTTACACCAGGTAACACAAACTTTTATATTGGTGGCGTGACTTTCTTGGATACAGATGGTAACGCAATCAGCAGTGTTTTCTCTAACGGAAGCTCAAACAGCAGTATTCAATTTAACGTACCTGCTGGATTTGATGTAACCATCGTTGGTTTAAATACCACCAACTATCAAATCTTTGGAAATGTTACGAGTACTACTGCACCTGCATTTGCTGACCAGTAATAGGAGGCATTTATGGCTGATACAGTAACTTCTCAAACCATCCAAGATGGGCAGAGAAAAGCCGTACTCAAATTTACGAATATCAGTGATGGATCAGGTGAGTCAGCGGTTACAAAGATTGATGTAAGCGCGCTTGCAAAAAACAGTGCAGGTTCATCCTGCACTGAAGTTGCTATATCAAAGATCTGGTGGCAGTGCGTTGGCATGGGTGTAGAGCTCTTGAATGACGCTACAACGGATACTTTGATTATTGCTCTTTCTCCAGATTCAAATGGTATGCACGATTACTCTTCGTTCTCTGGCATACCAAATGACGCTGGGTCTGGTAAGACAGGTGATGTTAAGTTCACCACTATCGGAGCAAGTAACACTGACACTTACACGGTCATCGTTGAGGTATTGAAGAGTTATTAATGGCTACCTCTGGAAGCAGCAACTTTGAACCAGATGTTGCGGAATATATAGAAGAGGCATTTGAAAGATGCGGTCTTGAGTATCGCACTGGATACGATGGCGTAACTGCCAGAAGATCTCTTAATCTTCTATTTGCTGACTGGGCTAACAGAGGGTTGAATCAGTGGACTGTTACGAACTCCACTACAACCCTCAGTAAGTCTGATCAGTTTCTTGATCTGACATCCACAACGATCGATGTTCTTGATGTCATTCTTCGCAGAACTGAAAACAGCGAAACAACTGATATTCAAATGAATCAGATTGGCAGATCTGAATATTGGAATATTCCAAACAAAGATACCGAAGCAAGACCAACACAATGGTTTCTTGATAAGCAAATAACGCCAAGGCTATACATCTGGCCAGCTGCAGAAAACAGCACGGACCAGGTAATCATAAACAGGTTGGTTAGGATCGAAGACGCAGACGCTGGTGTTAACACAGTAGATGTGCCATTTAGATTCTATCCTTGTTTGAGTGCAGGTCTGGCTTATTACATAGCTTTGAAAAGAGCTCCTGACAGGGTTCAGCTGTTGAAGACTTTGTATGAAGAAGAGTTTGCTCGAGCCGCTGACCAGGATGAAAGCAGAGCATCTTTGATGATTGCTCCTAATCTTAGATCATACAGGCGTGCGTAATGGCTTATGCTTCTGGTAAGTATTCTTTAGCTATATGTGACAGATGTGGGTTTAGATACAGATACAAAGAATTAAGAAAAGAATGGAACAATCTTTTCGTTTGTAGAGAGTGCTACGAACCTAAAGCGCCACAGATAGACCCTGTACCATACGCTGCTGATCCAGAAGCAATAAGAGATCCTAGACCACAACTACCACCTTCAGTTGTTGCTGGAGAGGGTGTCGTAAGAACAATTAACCCGAATGCAATGATCACAACAACTGGTGATAGTATAGGTTCTGCATTTAAGGCCAGTGGAGCAACTGGAGAAGTTGGTACAGTAACAGTGGTGATATCATGAGCTTTACATTAGCCAGTTTAAAAACAGCCGTAAAAGATTACTGTGAAACATCTGAGTCAACATTCGATACTCAGCTGACTACGTTCATTCAAGAAGCAGAAGAGAGAATACTCAAGAACGTAGAACTTCCTGTATTCAGAAAGAACGTCACAGGAACTGCTACAGCAAGCAATACATATCTTTCAACACCAAGTGATTTTCTTGCATCTTATAGCTTGGCTGTCATATCAAGCAGCGTGTATAGCTATCTGCTTTTCAAACATGTGTCTTTCATTCGAGACTATACGCCTAATGAGTCAACCACTGGCACTCCAAAGTATTACGCTTTGTTTGATGACAATACGTTTATCCTGGGTCCAACTCCAGACTCAAACTACAATTTTGAATTACATTACAAGTTCAGACCCGCATCTCTAACTGCAGGATCAGATAGCGGTACTACCTGGTTATCAACCAATGCGCCAGACGCATTGTTATATGGAACACTAGTAGAAGCTGCAACATTCTTAAAATCACCTGAAGAAGTTCCTGCATACGAACAAAGGTTTGTTAGTGCTGTAGCTGCTCTCAAGAGGATTGGAGAGGGATATGGCGCTAGAGATGAATACAGATATGATATTGCTAGGGGCAGCTAGATGATGGTTGAAGAGCCAAGCGTTGAGGTTGGCAGGGTTGGTGTAACCACCACCCAGTGGAAAGGACATGATGTAGATTATTGGGCAGAGCAGGTAACTAATAAGATAGTTAGTATTGGTGGTAACTGTCATCCGTTGATTGCTCAACAAGCAGAAGCGTTTAAAGAAGACGTTTTAAAACAGATTTCATACTATATGAAAGAAGCGATAAAAAGTGATAGAACCACTCTAATCGCACAATTAGAGAAACAAGGCCAACCAGAAATGGCTAACATTTTAAGGAGACTGTAATGGCTATAACAACAGCTATGTGTACGTCCTTCAAGCAGGAAATTCTTGTTGGCACACACAACTTTACTGCAACAACTGGTAATACTTTTAAGCTTGCATTGTTCACGAGCAGCGCAACTTTGGGGGCAAGCACCACAGCGTTTGCTACAACAAACGAGGTCAGCGGTACAGGTTATTCGAGTGGAGGTTCAAACCTGACTTCAGTAACGCCAACTACTTCTGGCACAACTGCACTGTGTGACTTCTCAGATCTCACATTTTCCAGTGCATCAATCACAGCGAATGGAGCACTAATTTATAATAGCAGTGCATCTAACAAAGCTGTTTGTGCTTTGGCATTTGGTGGAGATAAAACTAGCACGGCAGGTGATTTTACGATTACTTTCCCAGCAGCGGATGCGTCAAACGCAATAATTCGCATAGCTTAGAGATAGTATGTGGCAGACATTACGGGCTGGGGTAGAGGAGCTTGGGGCGATGGTCCGTGGGGTGAACCTGTCCCAGTCACTGTCACAGGTGTATCTGCAACTGGGTCGATTGGCTCAGTCACAGTCACAGGCACAGCAACGACCTCTGTCACAGGCGTGGCTGGAACGTCTGCGGTCGGATCAGTCACGGTCGCAGCAGCCGCTACTACAACGGTTACAGGAGTTTCTGCAACAGGGTCTATTGGATCTGTATCAGTTTCGGCAGAAGCTAATGTTACGCCAACTGGTGTCG